ATGCAGCACGAAACCGTGCTGGCGTACCTGCCCCAAGTGGCGCAGCTGCTCAAGGGCGGTGGCCAGCCAGTGGCGCTGGATGCCAAGCGCAAAGTGCGCCTGCAGCAAGTGGCCACCCTAGGGCAGCCTGGCGCTGCTACCGTGGCCGGCCGCAAGAAGGTGAAGGGGTACGACGAGGCACCCGCGGGCTCGGTGGCTATCCATTCGCTTAAGGGCGTGATGCTGAAGCAAGACCAATGGGGCCTCTGCGAGGACACCCCTGGTACTGCGAGCCTGCTGCGCGCTATGCAGGCGGCCGATGCTCACGAGAACGTCATTGCCCACGTCGTCGACATCGACTCGGGCGGTGGCACCGTCGATGGCACGGCCGAGTTCGGCGCCGGCATCCGGGCCCTGACCAAGCCCGTCGTAGCCTACTCCGATGGCATCATTGCCTCGGCCGCCTACTGGGCCGCCTCGAGCTGCGCCAAGATTGTGCTCAACAACGATACTTGCTCGGTGGGCAGCATCGGCGTGATGTGCTCCATTGCCGACTACAAGCCCATGCTCGAGGAGCTGGGTGTCAAATTTCACGACCTGCGCGCCGACGAGAGCGACGAGAAAAACGAGGATTTCAACCAGGTGCTGCAGGGCAACTACAAGCCCTACACCCAAAAGGTACTCAACCCGTTACGCGATATGTTCGCCGCGACGGTGCAAGAAAACCGGCCGCAACTGGCCACTAAGGAAGGAGACAAGCTGCTGCGTGGTAGCATGTATTTCGCCAAGACCGCCAAGGCCGAGGGCCTGGTGGATGCAATCGGCTCCTTCAGCCGCGCCGTGGAGCTAGCCGTGGAGCTAGCTGAGGGCGGCGACACCTCACCCGCTGGCGGCGCCGGCGGCAATTCAGCCACCACTTCAATTCAACCCAACATGTTCGGAAAGAACAAGTTTCCGGCCGTCGCTGCACTGGCCGGCCTGACGGGTGCGGCCCTGACTGCCGACCTCGTAACTGCCGCCAACGCTGAGCTGGAGGCCGCCGGCATTACGGGCGCCGCCCTCATCACGGAGGCCACCCACGACGCGCTCGAAGCCGACGCTACCGCCTGGAATGCGGCCCACACGGCCCTCGAAGCCGCCGGCGTTACCGACGTGGCTGCCTTGGCCGCCGACCGCGACTCGTGGAAAGAAAAGGCCGAGGCTTTCGGCAGCCAGCCCGGCACTCTGCCCACCAGCTCGACCAAGACCACGCCCGACGCTAACGAGGAGGGCACCGACGACAATGCCAAGCTTGTCGACGAGCTGCACGAGAAGATGCTGAGCGGCAACTAAGCGCGCCATACTAGTCCAGTTATCAACGTTTTTAATTACTTCTTAATGGCACTTCAAATCGCCGACGTAGTGGCCCAATTCGGCGCCTACTACCTCAACAATGGCCAGAACCTGAGCCGCCTCTACGAGCTGCTGCGTCGGGCTACGATCACCGAGTCGATGTTCTCGCCCATCAACTCGGACGACACCATCTGGCGCGCGGCTAAGTCGCTCTACACCCGCGTAATTCAGCCGTTCCAGAAGGCATTTACGCCCCTGGCCAGCGTGAAGGTATTGCCGGTGGAGATTAAGCAGTTCAAAATCAAGGTCGATGCCCAGGAGTATCCGGATGACCTCGAAGCGAGCTGGCTGGGTTTTCTCGACGGCCCCGAGATTGACCGCAAGGCCTGGCCCTTCGTGCGTTGGTACACGGAGGTGTACCTGATTCCGCAGATTAAGCAGGATATCGAGCTGCTCGAAATCTACCAGGGTGTGCGCGTTGAGCCTACCGCCGGCCAGCCCGGTGCGGCTGGTACTAGCCTCGACGGTCTGAAAAAGACCATCAATGGCCACATTACCGCCGGCCGCATCACGCCTATCTCGACGGGTGCCCTGGCCACTGACCCCGAAGCCTTCGTCGAGCAGATGGAGGAGTGGGCCGATGGCATCGACAAGGCCTACTGGAACATCCCGATGATCCTGGGTATCTCGGAAACCAATGCGCGCCGCTTCTTACGTGGCCAGGAGCGCAAGTATGGTCGCAACACGGGTGGCGGCGCCCTGGGCCTGACCATCAACAATACGAACATTACCCTCAAGGGCCTGCCCTCGCACCAGAACACCGATAAATTCTGGTGCACGCCGCAGGCTAACGCCGTGATGCTGCGCAAGCGCATCCAAAACCAGAGCAAGATTGAGGTGGAGAGCGTCGACCGCCTGCTCAAGTTCTTCACCGACTTCAGCATGGGCATCGGCTTCATCATTCCTGAAATCGTCTTCACCAACGACCTCGACCTGGTCTAGGCTAAGCTGGCGGCCGGCCTAGCTCCTTGAGGAGTGGGCCGGCACATCGCACAAGGGTAGTCGCGTTTTTTCACTAGTAACTCATTGCCTGTCATGGCCGAAACCAAAGAAGACCTGCAAGCGCAGGTTACGCAACTTAAGAAAGACCTGGCCACCGCCAACTCGTCGGTGGACACGCTCACCACCAGCAAGGAGCAAATCGCCCAGGAGCTGGCCAGCGTGAAGCAGCAGAACGCCGAGCTGCAGCAGCAGCTCACGGACGAGCGCCAGCGCTCGGGCGACTTGGCCGCTGACCTCAACGAGTCGGAAAACCTCACCGAGGAGCTGCAAAAGCAGCTCAAGCGTGCCGAGAACCGCCAGGCTGAGAGCGATACGCTTATCGTGTCGGATGGCCAGGACGACTACAAAGTGCTGCTTAAAAGCTTCAAGTTTAAGCACCAGACCTACAAGGCCGAGGAGCTGAAGGATAACGAAGCCTTGGTGCAGGAGCTGGTAGCCGCCGGCGTAGGCTTCCTGCAAAAGCTCGCGCCCAAAAACGAGGAGTAGCCCGCCGGCTACTCCCACATGGTTTTATTCGTAAGTAACTAAGCCACATGGCCAAATTATCTCACCTGCGCGGTACGCAGGGCAAAGACAACCAGCCGGGCCTGCAGCAGACAATTTTTGCGGCTCCCATCGACTGGTTCGATAAGATTGCTGGTTTCAAAACCACCAATAACCCCGGTGACTCGGTCACCATCGATGGGGCGCACACCTTCAAGGTAAACCCGGACGCTGCTGTAGTCGGCGGCAAGTATGGTTTCCTGAAGCTGTACTCGACCCTGGACACGGCCCAGCTCAAGCTGACGCCCACCGGGGAGCGCGACGGCCGCGGCTACAAGGCCAGCCTAGAGATGTTCAACCCGGCCAACACGAAGGAGAGCGCCGAGTTCATGCGCATCATCAAAAATTTCGACTGCCTGATTCTGGTGAAATACCCGGATGGTACCATCGAGCAGGTGGGTAGTGAAGGCCTGCCGGCCGAGATTGTCGGTGAGTTCGACTCGGGCAAGCTTTCGGGCGGCCGCCGCGGTACCACCTACAAGGCCGAAGCCTACCAGAACGGTCACCAGTTCTACGAGGGTACCATCGACCTGCTGGAAGACTAAGCGATGCGCCCTGAAGTTGCCGCGTTATTTGAGCTTACCATGGGCGTGACGAAGGTGCACGTCCCAAAGCTCGGCCGAGACTACGACCTGACTACAATCAGCGTGGAGCAGGCTGAGCAGCTAGTAGCCGCCGGCTGCGACAGGCTACGCCGCAAGCAAGTGCCAGAAAACAACGCGGGCCTGGAGGCAGCTACCACCAGGCCCGCAAGGGCAAAAAGAAAAAAGAGAACAATGTGAGTGAAGGAGCTTGGAGGAGCTGGAGTTCTCTTTTTCAGCGCCGTGACCCTAGGGTCGCGGCGCTTTTTTTGTCCTTTATCCAAGCAAGTTACAAGGCAAGGTTTGCATGGTGAAGGAGATACGGGAGTGGTTGGAAAAGGGCCAGGACTACGGCCAGGGCGTCGCCCTATATGAAACCCACGGCAAGAGCCGCGTGGTGCTCACGGCCTTACGCCGCGGCGCCAGCGAGTTTACGCGCCAGAAGCTGCGCGAAGAATTAAGTAAACTAATTCAAGTAGTTACGCTGCCAGCACCGGTACGTGTACGCGTCGTCGACACATCGGCCAAACGTGTCGATAAAACGGCCGAACGTGTACACGTCGCCGCGGCGCCGGCCGACGAGGCCTTGCGCCTGCAGCGCAGCAGCTGGTACGCCGAGCGCCACCGCTTGCACGCCACGCTGGAGCTGCTGGCCACCGATGCCGAGCGGCGCGTCGCCGGCGAGCGAATCCTAGTGCTGAGCGAGCTGCTAACTGCCAGCTACCAGCCCGCCGGCGAGGCCCCGGTGGCGGCGTCGCGGCCTGATCTAGGTGCGGTGACCGACCAGGGCGAAATCCGCCGGCTACTAGCCAACCTGCGCCCGCAGGTCTCCAAACTAAAGAAAAACCCCGCCCGGGCCCTCGACCTCCAGCAGGCCCAGGCGGATATCGCCATCCTGGAGCGAAAACTAACCCCATGAGTGAAGTTGAATTGAAGCCGTTGGAATGGCACACCACGCAGCGCCGCGTGCGCGACCTCGTGCCCCTGAAGTACAACCCGCGCACGCTCAGCGAGGAGGGGCGCGCGCGCCTCGAGCGCAGCCTCGCCAAGTTTAACCTGGTGGAGATACCCGCCATCAACCTCGACGACGTCGTGATTGCCGGCCACCAGCGCTTGGCGCTGCTGCTCGATGCCGGCCGTGGCGACGAGTTTATCGATGTGCGCGCCCCTAATCGGCAGCTCACGAAAGACGAGCTGGACGAGTACAACATCACCTCGAACGTCGGCGCCGGCTCCTGGGACTACCAGGGCCTGCTCGATAACTTCGGCCACCTCGACCTTGACTACCTGCTCGATACGAGTGCGCTCGATGCGCTGAGCAGCCTGGCCGCCTCGCTGGAGCTGCCGGCCGATGAGCAGGACTTCGACCCGGTGCTGCCGGCCACGCCAGTGACCGTGCTCGGCGACGTGTACGAGCTGCTCAGCGAGGGCCGGGGCCTAGTGCACCGCCTGGTGTGCGGCTCCAGTACTGACCCGGGCGTCGTCGAGCGCGCCCTAGGTGCCGGTGTGCTCATTGACCTGGTCAACTGCGACCCGCCCTACAACGTCGATTACCAGGGCAAAACCAAGGACGCGTTGAAGATTGAAAACGATAAAATGAGCGACAGTTCGTTTTATCAGTTCCTCTACGACTACTACGTCAACTGCTTCACGTTCATGCGCCCCGGGGCGCCCATTTACGTGTTTCACGCCGATAGCGAGGGCGCCAACTTCCGCCTGGCCCTGAAGGACGCCGGGCTCAAGCTCGCGCAGTGCCTGGTGTGGGTAAAGCAATCCTTCGTGATGGGCCGCCAGGACTTCCACTGGCAGCACGAGCCGATTCTCTACGGCTGGAAGGAGGGCGCCGCCCACACCTGGTGCTCAGACCGCAAGCAGAGCACCGTGCTGCACTTTGACCGCCCCAGCCGCAACGAGGAGCACCCCACGATGAAGCCGCTCGACATCATCGAGTACCAGCTCGAATGCTCCAGTAAGCCCGGCGCCGTGGTATTCGACGGCTTCAGCGGCTCGGGTTCGGTACTGATTGCCTGCGAAAAGACCGGGCGCCAGGCCCGCGTGGTCGAGCTCGACCCTAGGTATTGCGACGTCGATGTGCGCCGCTTTGTGAAGTTCATGACTGATAACCAGCGGCGCTTCTCGGTGCTGCGCAATGGGGAGGAACTGTGTGATGATGAACTTGCCCGCTACAACCAGCAATCCTAACTATGGCGAGGGGACGGAGACGCCCCTCGACCGCATCCGGGCCTCGTACCTGAAAGAGGGTGGGGAGGAGCGCCTGAGCAAGAGCGACCTGGCGCTGCGCGAGCAGCTGCAGGCTACGCACGCCTTGCTCACGCAGTATCACTCGCCGCAGCAGGCGGTTAAAATTCTGCAGGAGCGTTACGGCATCTCGCAGCCCACAGCCTACCGCCGCCTGCGTGATACGACGGAGCTTTTTGGTGATGTGACGCGCACCAGCAAGGAGGGCGTGCGTGACATTCTCTACGAGATGTCGATGAAGGTCTTTCAGCTCGCCGCTGGCCGCAAAAACGAGTTCAAGCAATCCGACCCCGACCTCAAGGCCATGAACACGGCCATCGCGCGCATGTCGAAACTCAAGGGCCTCGACGAGAAGGATAACAATGCCTTGACGCCCGACATGCTGGCTCGCAACACCTACGTGGTGAATTTGACGGTGCAAGGCCCAGGGGGGCAAACGAAGACCATGCCGCTGGCCGGTCTCGACCAACTGGCCCAGGATGACCCTGATACCTACGCACAACTGCTTGACAGCATGGAGAACTCAGACCTCACACCCGAGCAGATGCGCGGGCTGCTAGATAATCCCAATGGAACCGCAGCTTGATTTTAAACCTCTTAAGTTCAACAAGCCTCAACTGCGCTTCGTGATGACCGCGCCGGCCAGCTCCAACTCGGTCTGGGGCCGGGCCACGGGTAAGTCGACTAAGATTGCCTGGCTAATTCACCGTATCGTGACCGAGATGCCACGTTCGGTCTGGGGCCTGGTGGGCTCGACGTACACGCAGATGCTCACCCGCACGCTGCCCTCGACGATTGATGGCTTGCGCCAACTCGGCTACCACAAGGACGTGCACTACTTTATTGGCCGCAAGCCACCGCCCGCCTGGGGGTGGTCAGAACCGTTTCAGACGCCGCTTAGCTACAAGCACTTCATTATTTTCTACACCGGGGCGGGCTTTCACCTCATTACCCAGGATGGCGCCGGGGGTAGCTCCCGCGGCATGAACATTGACGGGTGGCTGGCCGACGAGGCCCTGCTGCTCGACCGCGAGAAGCTTACCACCGACGTGATGGCCTCCAACCGGGGCAACGTCGGGCGCTGGCCCAAGGCCCGCTTGCACCACGGTAAGTTCTTGTTCTCCTCGATGCCCTGGGGCGACCAGGGCAAGTGGCTGCTCAGCGACGGCGAGTACTACCAGCAGGACGGCTACGATTTCACGGCCCTGCGCGAGCAACTAGTGGGGCTCCAATTGGAGTTTGTGGACTCGCGCAGCAAAAAGACCCGCGAGCAGCTTTACCTAGAGATTCGTAATCTGAGCACGCAGCTGCGCTTTTACCCCAACGAGCGCGACCGGGGCGAGGGCAAGCTCTTTATCCCGCGCGGGCTGCTCTACTCCGAGGCCAACGTCTTTGATAACCTCACCAACGTCGGCATTGGCTTTTTGGAGCAGCAGCGGCGCGAGTTGTCAGACTTTACCTTCAACATCGAAATTCTCAATAAGCGCCCGCTCACGGTAGAGGCTGGCTTCTACCCCAAGCTCGACCTCAAGCGCCACGCCCGCCAGTGCCCGGCCAACGAGTACGTAGATAGCCTAGGCTACGACCTGGAGCGTCTGCGCGAGCGTGACTCGCGCCTGGATGGGGATTGCCGCCCGCGCTTGCCTATCCGCGGGGCCGTGGACTGGGGTAGCCGCATCAGCACCCTGACTTTGGCCCAGGTGCACGCCGACGCGGGCGAGTATGCTGTTATGCGTGGCTTTTACGTGACCCACCCCAAGTTTATTGATGACCTAGCGCTGCTTTTTACCAGCTACTACGCCCACCACGAGTACAAGATCTTTGACTTTATCCAGGACAACGAGTGGGGCAATCAGCGCGTGGCGGGCAGCGCCCTAACGTATAATGAGCAGTTTATTCAGCGCCTGCGCGAGGCCGGCTGGCGCGTGCGCGTCTTCGACCAGGGCCGGGTGCCGGACTACGCCGAGCGCTACCGCCTGGCCTACGAGATACTCGGCGAAACCGACCCGCGTCAGCTGCAGGTGCGCTTTAACCTGGAGGGCTGCAAGGATGTGCTCACGGCCATGGGCAACACGCCCATCCGCCTGGGCGCGAAGGGGCAGACCGAGAAGGATAAGAGTAGCGAGAAGAAGAAGACGGTGCCTGGGCAAGAGGCTACCCACTTTACGGACACGATCGACCTGCACTTGCTCTCCATCAATAAGCACGCGAGTCTGGCCCTGCCCAATACCGGCGGCCTGCTCATCGTTAGTGCCTAGCGGCTGCCTTACTAGCTTTGACTTCCTTTCACCTAGTTGCTCCCATGCTTAAGTCTTTTGCCTTTGCGGTGCTGCTCAGCGCTGCTTTTCTGCCTGTGCGCGGGCAAGCAGTACCAACGCCTGCCCCCAACGCTGCCTCGCCCGGCGCCTACCAGTTCTGCGTGGTTGTGCTCGCCGCGGGCAGCAACTTTCAGCTTGAGTACGGGCAGAGCGAGCGCGGTGCGGTACCTAATGCAGAGCTGGCTCAGGACGCGGCCAAGATTGGGGAGATGGCTTCGTTACCAGCGGTGCTGAACTACCTGAGTAGTCGCGGGTGGGAGTACCTATCTGCTACCTCTGTAACCACGGACTCACGTCCCACGTGGAGTTCCGAGATTAGGTATGGCTGGTCTACTAACTACCTGCTGCGGCGACGCCTGCCATAGCGACGCGCCCCGCGGCAATTGCCGCGAGTTGTTGCAGTGCCACGTGTTCACTACCTGCGAAAACCCCGTTTCCAGCCTGGAAACGGGGTTTTTTGTGTGCCTGCCTGGCATATATCCCTTCCGCATTCCGCGGCAATTGCCAAATGGCCGACAGTGCACGTTGGGGTGCTCAACGATAAAATGAGAATGAAAAGCCCTGAAAACGCCCAAAAAAGGCCCTCTTGCTAGCGCCAGGGCACTTTGGCGTGAGAATGACTCAACTGGCAGGCTTTAAATAAAAAAGTAAGCCGGCTATTAGCACAATGAGCACCATGCCTAACGCTGCCGCTGTTGCCGCTCGGTAGAGTCGAACTAGCTGTAGCAGAACGATTAGGACTAATAACACAACGAAGCCTCGTAGCAGTATCGACAAGCCAGCGTGAACGGAGGTCGCCGTGAGCGCTGCATTCTGGAGGCCGCCGATAGCAGTTGATAGGGCCATCGAGCAGGTAATGGCCCCAATCCCCATGCCTAGAAATGCACCAGCTACGCTGGCTAGGCCCGTAAACCAATTTTGCCAAGTTGGCTCTGGGGGCTCTTCATAAAAATAGAAGTCGTCGTCAAGGTTGGGGTCATTGTTCTCCATAGGATGCGTAAAAATAGAGCTTGGGCAGGGGCAAACACGTTGTAATTCATTGTCCTTTTCTGCGCGTAAGCTGGGCGGCAGTTTTGCAGCGTTAAGTTAGTGCAGAAGGAAATGGAGGGAATAACACTAGGGGAGGCGCTGGCCCGCATGGAGGCGGCCCAGCAGCCGTTCACGCTACGCTTTGTGCGACTAGACAGGGGCCGCAAGACCGGCGGCCAGGTGAGTGAGTGGGCCCATTGTCGGCTCTCGCGCCCCAAGGGCACGCCGGCAGCAGCCGCGCCGCCGGCGGAAGGGGAGGAGGGCAGCCGCATGCCCCGCCACTTTGCCAACGCCACGCGCAACCTGGTAGTGGGCGAGAGCTCGCAGCGCCGCAAGGTGCACATCTGGCTGCTGCTGGCCCTAGACGGGCAGCGCATCGTGCTGGGGTAAGGAGTGCCTGGCTGGCCAAGGGGTCGGCAGGAAGAGGAGAAACGTGCAGGAGGTAACTTATGAGAGTAGTAATCAGTCCGGATGGCCGCTATGGCCATGTGGAGAATAGCGGTACCGTATTCCGGCTAAATGCCGCGGGTAGTGGGGGCAGCGCCGCGAGCGGCGCCAGCAGCGCGCCGGCGGCCGAGCCCACCAGTCCCCAACGCAAACCGGAAGGCAGCGGCCTCATTTCAATTTGGGGCGCCGACAACCTGTTTCCGCAGGCCGTAGTCAAGGACATTGAAAAAAATACCGTGCTCGGGAGCATCCTGGAGCGCAAGACGGCCACCATGTACGGCCAGGGGCTGGCCTACGGCATCATTACGGGGGCCGATAAGTCCGGTGCGAAGGTGTTCGAAGGGCAGTATCTGCCGGAGGTCGAAGATTTTCTCGAAGGCTCGAACGTAGCTCGGTATGCCTTCGAAGCGCTGCTCGACATTAACACCTTCGCCAATGCCTTCCCGGAGCTAATTCTAAGTAAAAACCGCGCGAAAATCGTGGGTATCAGTACCCAGGAGGCGTGCTGGGCGCGGTACGGGGTGCCCAAGAACGGCACGGTAGACTACCTCTATATCAACGCCAATTGGGATAACGGGGGCAGCCCAACTGACCCGCTGCTTACCACCCGCGTGCCGCTTATCGACCCCTATTACGATGCCGTCGGCACTCTGCGGGCGCGCACGGATGGCTTTAAGTACATCTACCCCTTAAGTATTCCTTCGCCGGACAAGGCGCTCTACCAGCTCGCTAGCTGGAACGCTGTGCGCCGATCGGGCTGGCTGGACGTGGCCGCGGCCATTCCCGAATTCAAGAAGATGCTGTTTAAAAACCAGCTATCGGTCAAGTACCTAGTAGAGATTCACTCGGCGTACTGGATGTGGAAGTATGGCGACTGGGAGGGGCTGACCATCGACGAGCGCAAGCGCCTGATTGAGGAGGAGCTCACCAACTTCAACGCCATCATGAGCGGCACCAACGGCGCCGGTAAGACTGTGATGGCCACGACCCTCACCGAGCCCAGTACGGGCAAGGAAGTGTCGGCCTTTAAAATCACGGCCATCGATGACAAGCTCAAAGACGGCATCTACATCGAGGATAGCCAGGAGGCCAGCAGCCACATCTACACGGCCGTGGGTTACGCCCCGAGCCTGATGGGCGTCTCGCCCGGCAAGGGAATGGGCGAGGGCGCCGGCGGCGGCTCGGAGCCGAGGGTGCTCTTTTCCAATTTCATCAGCACGGCGCAGTTCCACATGGACTTGGTGCTCGAGCCGCTCAACCTCATCGCCCGCTACAACAACTGGACCGTGAAGGGCCGCCCCCTCCGCTTCAAGTTTTTGCCCCCGCTGGTGATGACCGAAGCCACCGAAAATACGCCCTCCGCCGACCCACAGCAGCAATCCAAATGAGCTTGATTCGCACCATTGACCAATTCTGCGCCCACGTCCGGGTGCAGCTCAGCGGGAGCGACCTGCAGAACTTGGAGCCCGACCTACGCGTGGCCGAGCGCCAGCAGCTGCGCCCGGTGCTGGGCCCCGCGCTCTACAACGAACTGAGCGCGCTCCCGGACGAGGACGTGCAGGCGACCCTCGACGACCAAGCCGACGTGCGCGGTGGGCTGCTGCGCCTGGTGCACGAGGCCCTGGCCAACTTAGGGCTACTGGAGTACCTGCCGCTCAACCAGCTGCAAATCAACGACGGCGGGGTGTACGTCATGGGCAGCGGCTCGCGTCCCTTTCAGTGGCAGATTACTGAACTCAAAGCCAGCCTGCGCAGCAAGGGCTACAACGCCCTGGAAGCAGTACTGGCCTACCTCGAGGCCCACGCCACGGACTTTCCCGCCTGGGCTACGTCGGCCGCGGCGGTGGAGGCCCGGGTGCTGCTCATCGCCTCGGCCACCGAATTTACCCGCCACTACGATATCTGCGGCTCGCGCCTGACTTACCAGGCCTTCCTACCCCTCATTCGCAAGGTCGAGCGCTTCCAGCTCGAGGCGGTGCTCAGCGCCGACTACCTGCAGGAGCTGAAGGACCAGCTCGTGGCCAGTGCGCTCACGCCCGACAACCAGCTCGTGCTCGAGGAGTACCTGCGCCCGGCCTTGGCCCACCTGGTAGTGGCCAAGGCGGTCGGCGAAGTGGGGCTCAACTTCAACGGCGGGGCCATTGAGCTGAATATCTACCGGCCTGACAACGCCAACGAGCGCGAAGCTGACGCCGGCCTCGACGAGCTGCTCAAGCGCAAGGGCAAGCAGGCGGCGGAGGATGCCCAGGTGTACTTGACCAAGCTGCGCCGGCACCTCAACCGCTTTGCCTCGGGCAGTCGCTACGCCACCTATTTCACTTCCAGCGCCTACGTCGACCCGCAAGCCCCGCGGCCCACGGTGCGCCAGTCGGCCGATTCGCCCACTTACGGCTTTTTCGGATGAACTCTACCACCTGGATTCTAACCCTGCTGGGCAGCGCCCTGGTCGGGCTACTGGCCTGGCTGTTTCAACGCGCGGTGGCCGGCGTGGATCGAAAAGTCGACGACACGTGCGTGCAGATGGGCAAAGCGGTCGAGGCCATTCAGCAGATGCGCATCGAAATGACCGGCTACAACCAGCTGGTGCAGTACCTGAGCGCCGACGTGAAGGAGCTGAAGCAGGAGAACCGCAGCCTGCGCGATGCCCACGCCCACATCGACAGATACATCGCCGTGGAAAAAGCCCTCAAAGCGGCCAACCTCAAGCCTTTACCAACCTAAATTTTTTACAACCATGCTCAAAACCAGTCCGCGCTATTTGCGCCTCATTACCCTCTCGCTGCTGCTAGCGGCCGCCGTTTTCGTGCTGCTGCCCTTCGTGCTGCGGTTTTTCGACCCCTCGGCCGGCTCCTTCGGCATCGATACGCTCAACGCGCTGGCCTTCGGCGCCGTGATGATGGCCGCCATCCTGCACCTAGGGTATATCGCCTACGACAAGGTATTCCCGCAGTTCCGCACCTACCAGCAAGACTCGCTGGAGGGCGAAGGCAAGCTCTTTGAAAACATCACCACCGACTTGGAGCGCGACCTGAGCTACCTCGTCGACTGGACGCAGCCCCACGAGCGCCTGCCGGTGCTCATTGAAAATCGCAAAGTCGCTCAATTCAAATTCACTATCCGATGCGTTCGTTTATCCTTCTGCTTGTTAGCCTTCGCCTATTTGGTGCACCTCAGCCAACAAGTGCTGACGGCAGCCTTGACCGTCGTACCGAAGTAGTCCGCGTCGCGCTCAGCCAGGTGGGCGTGCGCGAGCACGGCTTCAACCGCGGTAAGGAAGTAGAGAGGTACCAGCGCGCCGGTGGTGGCAAGCCCGGCGACGCCTGGTGCTCGTGGTTCGTGAGCTGGTGCCTGCGCCAGGCTCGCGTAGCCACCGCCTACTTCGGCCGGGCCCGCTCGTGGTTCGATGCCCGCCATACCATTTGGATTAATGGCCACCAGCTAGCTGGCCAGCCAGCGCCGCAGCCCGGCGACCTGCTGGGTTATACGTGGGGCGCCGACCACATCTGTCACGTGGAGCTGCTCAAGAAGTGGACGACGGGTCCCTCCTGCGAGGCCATCGGCGGCAACACCGGGGGCGGTCAGGCGCTGCTGCGCGAGGGTGATGGCGTCTTTATTAACTGGCGACTCAAGCGCAACGTGAAGAGCGTAGCCAATGTCGTCGATACGCCTACTTATTCAAAATGAACGCTTTTACTTGCCTTATATTACTAGCGCTTGGGCTGCTGAGCAGCTGCGCGCTGGAGCGCGACGTGTCGCCGGCAGCCGCTGGCCCGCTCGACTCGCTGGTACGGGCCCGGGTCGGGGTGAGCACCGGCAAGGTCAAGTTCGCCGGTCCCGTCACGTTCCAGGTGGGCGGTACCGGCAACACGGCTAGTTCGACGGCCGTGGCCAAGGCCAAGGCGCCAGTGGCCGCGGCGCCCGACTCAACCGCCACAGCTATTGCTCCCAAGGGCGGCACGCCCTGGTGGGTGTACGCGGGCCTGGCCACCCTAGGGGTAGCCGCCGGCTTCGTGCTGCGAGGCAAGTGGCAACTAGGGCGGTCCTTTTAGCTATCTTCGTCCTGCGAATACTTCCTGGAAAACATTACCCGTTCGCTCCGGCCGAGCAAAAATTGGCCGGGGAGTAGTGGAGGAGTGTGACCTCTGTACACTGGGCGAACGGCCTGGAAGTATTCGCAGCGATTTCCCCGGCTTTTGCCCTGCTGCTCATGGAACCCAAGGATAACCAGTCAGAAGAAACCCTAAACTTGCCTGTAGTGGCCGTGCGGGGTATCACTACAGCCGATGCCATGCGGGTGTATGAGCGCTACCATCTTGACTTCGTGCCGCCCAGCTATACCGAGCTCAAGCTCTGCGAGGTGGTGATTGCCCTGGAGGAAATGGTGCTGGACTTCACGCGGGCCGAGGAGCGCCGCCGCACTAGACAAGCCGAATAGAAAAAAGCCGAGGCGACCCGCCTCGGCTTTTTCAAGTTTCACCTAACGGTCTGCTTTTACAGTCACGTTAGGCCCCAAAGGTACAGTCAAATCGAAGCCCTGCTGGTCGGCCCCAGCAGGGCTTTTTTGTGTCCTTTTTGGAGAATGGACAGGATAGGAGCTTTGGGCACCTCTAACTCAAGTCTTCCTCCACGCGGTGCACGAAGTAGTCTTTAATGATAAAACCAAGCCGGTGGCCGGCACCTGGGACGAGCTCAGCCGCGAGCAAGTGCGGCGGCTGCTGCCCATTCTCTACGGCAAGTTCCCCGATGCCCACCAGCAGCGCATCGAAGTGCTGGTGGTGCTGCTAGGCGTGAGCCGCCCACTTATCCTGCGCCTGACGCCGGTGCAGCTGCTGAGCATTTTCTGGCTCACCGACTTTTTACTGGTGGCGCCTGTAACGCGCACCAAGCAGGTACTGCCTACCGTCAAGCTTGGTTGGCTCTCGCTTCCCTACCACGGCCCGGCCGATGAGCTGAGTAATAGCAGCTTTCTGGAGTTTGCCTTTGCCGACGCCTACTTCGTGGCCTACGCCAACACCGGCGAGGCCCCCTGGCTCGACCAGCTCGTGGCCACGCTCTACCGCCGGCCGCGCCGCCATCGTGAGGGCCTGGCCGTGGGCGACCACCGCTTGCCCTTCAACGAAAACCTGATCGAGGCCGAGGCCGCCCGCCTCACCCGGCTGCCCCAGCTCTCGAAGCTGGCCATCGTTACCTGGTACCGCGGCTGCCGGCACGCGCTGGAGCAGCGCTACCCGCACGTGTTCACGGCCGCCGGCGAGCAGCAGGAGCAAGGCCACCCCGATGGTTGGGGCTACGTGCTGCGCGAAATGAGCGGCCAGGCCTTCGGCAACTACACCGAAACCAGCCGCCAGTTGGCCCACCAGGTGCTGGCCAAGATGAACGATGATTTAGCCAGGGCCGAGGAGCTGAAGCGTCAGCAGGCCCAGCAGGCCGCTTAATTCCCACCCCCCTACATGAGCTGCAAAACCTGCCCCCACGCCAAGCCCCTGGGCTTTGCGGTGTACTGCAAGCGCGACCACGACTTGCGCGATTTGCCGGCCTCCATTGGCTACATGGCCGGCTCGCCCATTATTCAAACTTGCGCACCTACCTGGTGCCCCCTTCTGTCGCCTAACCCGCCCGCTCATGCGTCTGAATACCTATAACGGGCTACTCAAAGAGTGGGCCCGGCGCCACAAAGCCATTGCCGCGACGCCTAAGAATGGGCGGTTTCTGCGCATTTTCATCTCGGCCGACCCCGTGCAGAAGCAGCTCGACCTGATGGAGTTTTACCGTAGCCTGCGCTCCAAGCTCGATGCCAAGGAGGGCCAGCCCTTTCTGATTGCGCAGAACTACCAGGTCGACTACGGCGATAACAACGGCGACTACCTCACCCGCGAGCTGAGCGGCGCCTATCTGGTGCTGCAGCGCGCCCCAAAAGACAACTACGACGCCCGCGACGAGGCCATCGCCAACTGCGAGGAGATTGCCGAGCAGGTATTTGCCGGCCTGGCGCAGCAGCTGCGCGCGGAGTACCGCTGCTACCTGACCGAGGGCGATGCCTGGCTGGAGCATATCGGCCCGCTGGAGGATTTGAGCGTGGGCGTGCGCCTGAATTTCACTTTCCGCAATGGCGCCACTGAGGAGCTGACTTACGAACCTGACCACTTTATTGACTAAGCAATGGCCGGCGAACGCTTAACCAAGCTGACCATCGAGGCCAGCTTTTCTTTAAATGACCAACTGCGCGGGCAGCAGGCCCAAGGCGTGCGCTTTCTGCTGGCCGGCGCCTGGATTGAGTACCGCATTGGTGCCTACACCTCCCGGCGCGAGTACGTCGTGCCCGACCCCGACGACGTGGGCCGTGACTACGTCAAGCAGGCGGTGGATAACCTGCGGGCGCTCCTTAAACTCGATATCCAGAGCCGCGGTATCCCCTTCGTCGTGTCGGATTCGCGCGACCTGGGCAACAGCATCTTTAATAATCAGCCCCGCATCCAGTTCGACATCGAGGCTACGCAGTACCAGGTAGTCGACCTCGATTTCGCCGACTTGTACACCGGCTCCAACCAGGGCTGGACGGTGGTGCAGAAGCTGCGGGGCCTGCAGCCCATCGTGGTGCAGCCCTTTATCGTGCCCACCGGCAGCTACGGCTCGGCCGATGGGGTTGTTATCCTGAGCGCCTACCAGGGCAATACGCGGCCCTTCGTCTACAAGTGGGCCGATGGCGCCAACGACTCCAGTCGCAGCAACCTGCGCGCGGGCACCTACGTGTGCGTCGTCAGCGACCAGGATGGCGTTTCGACCGTTGTCACGTGCGTCGTTACAAGCGATGCGCAGCTGCTGGTGTTGGTCGCCCAAACTGAGGACAGCATCACGCTCACCGTCAGCGGTGGGGTAGGGCCCTACCAGGTGGCCTGGGACGACGGTACCACTACGCTCGTGCGCAAAGGCTTAGGTGCGGGCACCTATTCGGGTACGGTCAGCGATGCCCGCGGCGCCACGCAGCATGTGGTGGTCGTGCTGGCCCCTAACCGCTGCTACTTCAGCCAGAACCCTATCCGCCTGGCGCTCGATGCCGGCGCGGCCTACCGCGCCGACCCCACGACCAAGCCCAACCTTTCGTTTGTGGCCGAGGTGTGGGTGGAGCAGGAGTACCTGAGTGGCGTCTTCACCCAGGTCGGCCCGCAGCTCGAGCAGCCGGCCGACCTGCAGGGGTGCACCGTGTTTGAAGTGCAGGCCCTGCTCGATGCCTACGTGCAGGAGCACTTGCCCGCGCTCGATGGCCCGGGCGCCAGCCTGGCCGCCGGCTTGTTCAAGCGCTTCTACCTTAAAAGTGCCGAGCGTTACGGTACGCCGCCGGTGACAGATGGCCTGAGCACGGCCCGCGTACACTACGTGCTCTGCGGCGGGCTGAGCCCTTACGAGGCCGCCAGTGAGAGCTGGCCGGCGTACCAGGAGGCCATCAAGCCGTTTCTGACCTGGGAGCCTGACTTTCAGAAGGTGCTGCCCGCGCAGCCCGCCTACCTCTACTACCAGCACGCGGCCGCCAGCGCCGTGGCCCAGGTATGGCTGCGCGTGCGCCACACGAGCGGCAGCACTTCGCAAAGTGTCGTGGAGACACTAGAGGACGTGCGCCGCTGGGAAGTGTACTGCCTGGCCGTGGGCCCGGCGGCCCGCGGGCTCACCGGCGCCGACGTGGCCGGCTACGACGTGTGGGTCACGGATGCCGCCGGCGTGGTGCTGAGCCAGGTGCGCCGCTTTCAGCTCGAGCGCGCCTACTACCCCCAGCAGCGCTTCTTTGTCTACAGCAATTCGCTGGGTGGTGCCAACGTGCTGGCGGCCCTGGGCGCCGGCAAGCAGACGCTGGACGTCAAGGCCAACGAGGCCGACTTCGGCGACGTGCTCACTCTGGACCGGGTAGGTATACCCACCGTGAGTGTGGTGACGGGCCCGCGCCGGCGGGCGCAGGTGCAGGCCGACCAGGAGCTGCTGCTCAGCCGCCGGGTGGTGCTGCTGAAGGACGGCCGCACTTGGCCTGGCACCGTGAAGGCAGCCACCTTCACGGTCAAGGACGAAAACGAGGGGCTGGCTAGCCTGGCCTTCGAGTTTGTGCTGGCTAAGCAGCGCCACTTCAGCCCGCGGCTGCCAGTGCTGCTGGTGGGCCAGGCGCTTACGCCGGTCGCCGGCGGGGAAGGAGCTACGCCATGATGCGCCTGGTAACCGTCGTAGGCCAGCAAGAGCTACTACTGCCCGGCGAAATGAGTGTCGATATCGACAATCCCGGCTTTCAGACGGATGCCATTCCGGGTACCTGGTCGCTGCCGGTGGACTTGCCCTGGGCCCGTCAAAACCTGGCGGGCCTAAATTTCCCGCACCTGCACCGCGGCCCGGGCGGCCCGCCGCCGGTGGCGGTGGACTTCTACCTCGACGGGGTGCGCTGGCGCCGCGGCAAGCTCGTGTATCTGAGTGTCGACAACGAAGCCCAGCTGCTGCGCTACAACTTCGTGGCCGATGCCGCTGACCTGGCCACGCTCATCAAGGACGTCAAGCTCGACTCGCTCGACCTAGGTACGGCGCCGCTGAGCACCGTACCCTCGCCCGAGTATGGCCTGCTGCCGGTGCGCAACGCCAGCTTTTACGGCGACGCCGACAAGGCTCCCAAAGGCTACAGTGGTTATTTGAACTACGTGGGCCCTGGTGGTAGCGGGCAGGCCGGCGATGCATTGCTGGCCCCACAGCCCTACCTGGTGCCGATTGTGCGCAAGGTGCTGGCTCACTTTGGCTACGAGCTGGTGGGCGCCTGGGCCGACGATGCGGAGATGCAAACGGCTGTCATCTACTCCGACCGCTTGGCCACCGACCCGGGCACGGTGACCTTGAACCGGCACGTGCCCAGCATCGACGTGGCCGACTTGCTGCTCGGCATAGCGGGCCTGCAGTGCCTGCAGGTGTACTTCAACCCGCTCACCCAGCAGGCGCGCTTCACGCCCCTGCGCGACGTCGTAGCTGGCGCCGCGGCCAGCCAGCGCCCGCGGGCGGGCCGCTGGCTCAGCTCCACGGCCAATACCAGCAACGGCTATTTACTCAAGCAGGAGCCTGATACGAATGACGAGCTCGACAAAAGCCTCGATACGAGCTGGCAGCAGCTACGCGTCGGCTCCGGTGGCGAGGAGCAGGCGGTGAAGGCCGGCACGCTGCACATGGTTACCGTGACTGACGCCGGGCGCCAGTGGCTAGTGCCCGCCTACGAGGGCAAGGGCGCCATACCGGGCAACGCCGACGTGGGCGACGAGAGCCGCGTGGGCCTGCGCCTGCTCTTCCACCGCGGCTATCAGCCCGACTCGACCGGCCAGCGCTACCCACTGGGCAGCGCCGGCGCCGTGAACTTCCTCGGGGCTGCAGTCGGCAACTACGCCTGGCAGTGGGGCGGCGACAAGGGCCTCTATCAGGTGTGGCACAAGCCCTGGCTCGACTTCCGCGCCCGCGCCGTGCAGCACATGTACAAGTGCCCGCTGCGCGTGGGCGATCTGCTCACGCTTGACCCCAGCCAGGCTGACCTGGTCGACTACCACTTGTGCTTCTGGGAAAAGGTGAGCTTGTCGGTCGACGCCACCAGCGCCTTGAGCACTGCCACCTTTACCTATCAGGAACTACTGTGAGTACTACCGCGCAGGTTGACCTAGGGCAAACCTTTGTCCAAAACGAGCGCGACATCGGCGAGGCCTGGCTGAAGTACACCATCGAGCACTTCCGGGCTAATCTCAAGCGCCTGCGCATCGGCGTGACTAATGAGCTTGACCAGAGCTTTGCTGGCGACCTAGTGTCGGCGGCCGGCGGCGACGAGTTGAAACTGCGCCTCACCTACGCCATCCAAGGCGTGTACACCGACATGGGCGTGGGCCGCAGTATGGGCCAGGGTATTACCAAAGACCAGGGCGCCGACTACCGCCGGCTGCGTAACGACCGCGGCCAGCTCCACCGCCACCAGCGCAAAGCAAAGCGCTGGTATAGCAAGCAAATGGCCTTCGATCAGAAGCGCCTGGCGGAGCTAGTGAGTGAGTTGTGGGGCAAGACCATGATTGCCTCGGTGAGCACCGCGATGTCTGAGCAGATTAGGCAGGTGAGCTTCTAATGCCTATTCCAAAATGCAAGTGTAAGGCAGGTCTTGTGTTTACGGCTGCTTTTCTACTAGTTCGAAAATCTCGCCATCCTGTGCTTCGTAGCGAATTAGACCATCCGTCATATCCCAATCAAAGGATTGTAAATAGCCTTCTCCAATATTGGTGGCATTGACTCCGGCTGCAAAAAAATACGAAGTTGGATAGGTCTTATTCGTCGTTGATAACGTCAGAGCGCGCGTAACTATAGCTGAATTTCTGGTAATCCAAGGAGCATGCTCTAGCCCTAATAAGTCAAAAAATGGTAAGCTTTGCTTATCAGGACGGTCTTTCTGAATACTCACTGCCATCGCACACGTTACGTGTGGCCGGCAGCGGATAGGTAGTAATTTTAAACTAATTACGTGCTTCTGAAAAGAGCTGACTTCAAACCAGTTACAGTTCATGTTTGTGTAGTATTCTTGCTTGCTAGCTACTAGGATAGTGTCAAGCGTACCACGGTTACTACGAAATACTGCACGTTCACCAGCAGTATAAGGCGTTAGCCATGCACGTTCTTCAGGTGCCAGCGCTAGTTGTGTGCAGCGACAGGACTGCAATAGGAGGCAAAAAGAGATAAGAATCAAACGAAAAGACATAGTCTGTAAAGAACTTGTAATGAGCTTTACTCTATAAAATGCATGCAGGTATTGTCCAATAATACATATAGAGGCTGAATAATTTTCTTGTCCTTTTTGCGGGCAATTGCCGCCAGCACTTTCGCATTGGAGAAACCAGTGAAGGAGACAAGGAGGGATGGCAACGCCAAAAGAAGAGAGAGTAGTTGAGATAATCGTCAACGGCACCAAGGCCAACGCGAGCCTTAAAGAGATGGGTGCGGCCGCGGCAGTGCTTAGCAACCAGGTCGCTAAAATTGCGGCTGACGACCCTAAACGGGCCGAGCTGATTGCGCAGTTGCAGCAAATGCGGCAGCGCATTACCGACACCCGGGCCGAGGTCAATGGCTTGCTCACAGTCCAGCAGCAGGCGGCCGCCGCGACCGAGCAGCTCGCGCAGACGCAGGCCGCCGCTACGGCTGAGCAGGTGCGCGCCATCGCGGCCGGTAAGCAGCAGACGGCTTCGCTAGCGGAGATGCGGGTGGCCGCGGGTCTGCTCGAAAAGCAGTTGCATGAGCTGAGCGCCAACGACCCGGGCCGGGCGGCCCTGATAAAGGACTATCAGAGCCTGCAGGCCCGCATGAGCGAGGCGCGGGCCGAGATGACGCGCGTCGTGAAAACCGAGGCGGAGCTGCGCGCGGAGCAAGAGGCCTTGCGCGCCTCGCAAGTGCAGCTCGTAGTAAACGGCCAGCGCGTGTCGGCTTCGATGCGCGAAATGCGCGAAGCGGCTGCCCAGCTCGAAAGTGAGCTGGAGGAGCTAGGCCAGGACGACCCGGCCCGCGGCCCCCTCATTGCCGCGCTGCAGCAGATGCGCGCCCGCATTCACGACGTGCAGCAGGAGATGGCCGGCGTGACGCAGACCACCAGCACCATGAAGCAGGTGATGACCAACGCGTTTGCCTTCGCGGTGGGCGGGGGCATCGAGCAGGGTATCGAGAAGGTGGTGGAAATAGGTAAATCCGTTTTTACCACCACAGCCAAGTTCGAGACCTACGGCAAGGTGCTGGCCAACGCCCTAGGCAGCGAATCGCTGGGCCAGAAAGCGCTGAAGGACATTCAGGAGATGGCGGCTAAGACACCGATAGCGGTGGATGAGCTCACCAGCTCGTTTATCAAGTTCGTCAACCGGGGGCTCCAGCCCTCGATGGCTGACCTAGCTAAGCTCGGCGACCTGGCCAGCAGCCAGGGGAAAGGCTTCGACCAGCTCACCGAAGCCGTGCTCGATGCCGGCACCGGCGAGTTTGAGCGCCTCAAGGAGTTTGGCATCTCGGCTAGCAAATCCGGCGACCAGGTGTCGTTGTCGTTCAAGGGCGTCAACCAGACCGTGGCCAACACGCCCCAAGCCATCCAGGGCGCTATCCTGGCCATGGGCGAGATGAAGGGCGTGGCCGGCGGCATGGCCATGATTGCCGAGGGCCTTGATGGCCAGCTCTCGAACCTAGGTGATACGGCCGACCAGACCGCCGTGGCTTGGGGCCAGGCCCTGCGCCCGGTGTTTGTGGCCGTGCTGGGTACCCTAGGGTTTCTGCTGGGCATTCTGAAGGAGCTGCCCGGCTTTATCATTCAGAACCGCGGTGCGCTGCTGGGCCTCGGCGCGGCCGTGCTGGCGTTGAATGCGGAGCAGGTAATTCTGAACGGGTTAGTGGTGGCCAACCTAGCCCTGGAGAAAGCGCGGGCCATTGCGACCCGGGCTAGTGCTGCGGCGCAGTGGCTACTTAACGCGGCCATGTCAGCTAACCCCATCGGGCTAGTCGTGGCGGCCGTGGTGGCGCTAGTGGGAGCTTTTATCACGCTTTACGAGCGCAGTGAGAAGGTGCGGGCCATTATCAGTGGCCTCGGCCAGGCGTTGCTGGCGTTCGGCAAAACCTACGTGCAGGGGCTGATTGAGCAGTTTACAGGCCTCGGCGACATTATCCTAGGGGCGTTTACGCTCGACCCGGAGCGCATCAAGAAGGGCCTGAATGAGGTCGGTAAGTCGGTAAAAACTATTTACTATGATGCCGGCAAGAACGCTGCTACAGCCTACTCCCAGGGATATGACGAGAAAGCGGCGGCCGACGCAGCAGTGAGTGTTGAGAAGCAGGGCAACCTCTTCCAGAAGTTTGCCCACGCCTACCAGCAGCGGCTCGATGCGGCCCTGAAGGCCCGCGTGGCCGCGGAGGCGGCCGCCCGGATGGAGGCCCTCAAAAACGAGGAGGCCGCGCTGCGCGTGAAGCTGGCCCGGGTGAAAGAGGATTCGGAGGCCGAGATGCGCCTCAAGCAGCAGCTCGTGACCAACGAGGAAAAGCAGGCGCTGGAGGACATCAAAAAAACAACTGCTGAGCGGACCGTTATCCGGGCCGAGGCCGAGCAGAAGCGCGTAAAGCTGGCCCAGGAGTTTTATGAAAAACTGGCCAAAGAGACCAAGGCTGCGCGGGATAAAGCAGCTCAGGAAGCGCTGAAAGCCCGTTTAGCTGAGATTGAGGCCGAGCACCATCACCAGGAAATGCTGATTAAAGTGCGCCAGGCGGCCGTGGTTGCCCGCGGCGACGAACGCGTGAGCGAGTTGGCGGCGATTTATACCGATGGCGAGCTCAAGATTGCCGCGCTGCAGGCGGCCAGTAAGAAGGAGATTGCCCAGCTCACTGGTACGGCGGCTCAGAAAAAGGCACGTGCCCTTGACCTGGAAAAGGAGCTGGCCGCGGAGGTAGCCCTGGTAAAGGCCGACGTGCAGCAAAAGCAGGCCGACCTAGTTGATAAGTTTAATAAGGAGGATGTAGACCGGCTGGAGAAATTTATCGACCAGCAAGTGGAGGCCATCGAAGACCAGGCGACCCGCCAGCAGGCGGCCTTTGAACTGATGCTCGACGCCGGGCTCCAGTCCCAGCAGCAGGCTGACCGGGCCAAGTACGAAGCCCGCCAGGCGGCCTTCGCCGCGGAGCTGGAGCTTATCGAGAACAGCTTAGGCAAGGAGAGCGCCGCCTATAAAAAGGTATTTGGGGCCATGGTGAAAGACCAGGCCGACTTCGGAAAGAAGGAAGTGGCGGAGCGGGACAAGGCCTTTCGAGCCAAACGCCAGCTGCAGCAGCTGGAGATGGCGACCGCCGGCGACGTACTCAGCTTCGGGCTTGAGCTGCTAGGCCAGGATTCGGAGGCCCGCAAGAAGCACCACTCCTTATATACGGCCCTGGCCGCGGCAAAAATTGTCATCGATGGCACGAAGGAAGTCCAGCAGATTTGGGAGTACTCGGCACAGAACCCGGCCAACGGCCCGACTATGGGCGCGGCCGGCATCGCGATGGGTGCCATTCAAACGGCAATTGCCATCGGCCGCACGGCCGTGGCCATAGGGCAGCTCCGCGGTGGGGGCGGCAATGACGGGGGCGGCAGCTACTGGGCAGGTGGTGCCACCGGCGATGGCGCCGGGCTCGCCGTGTCGCCCATGGGTCAGCTCATGCAAATGTCGGGCATGAGCGTCGGAGCCAATGGGCGCCTGATGGACGGCTCGGGCTTTGCCGTCGCCGGCGTGGTGCACGAGGACGAGTACGTCATTCCCAAGTGGCAGCTGCAAGACCCTAAGGTCGCGGCCGTGGCGCAGTGGCTCGAAGCCCGGCGCCTGCGTGGCTTCGCCGATGGGGGTGCCACGAGTTCCAGCGCGGCCAGCCTGCCAGTGCCGGTGGCCTCTCCCTCGACCGATGGGGAGAAGGCTTACGCCGTGCAAACCCAAATGCTAACCGCGCTCCAGCTCATGACCCAGCAGCTCGGCGATGTGAAGGCCTGGCAAGACCGCTTTCAGGTGCACCTGAATTTGCGCGATGCGCAGCATGCAACCGACGAGTATAAGCGGGTGCAATACAACTCAGCGATTCGCAGTAAGAGCTAGGCTCGCAAGTGTTATTGCCTTTCTAAGGTCGATGTTAACCGCTTCTGACCATTATAATCTACTACGTCCAGCGCGTAGGTATAGCGACCAGGGGCCAGTAGTGATTCGCCTACATAGTCAATGGGTATAATCTGCAGTTCTTCGCCCTGGGAAGTTAGCTTGACGTAACCATAGCCGTAAGCCTTAGTAAAGTATTTGTAGTCTGAGCTCTGGCCAGCACTTACTGTGCCATAGTTATTTTCTCCTCCTGTTGTATTGACAACAATGTTTTCAAAGGAGTATTGGCTGGCATTACGGACCCGAATAGAAACGCCCTCTGGATCCTCTTTTTTACAGGACAACAAGCAGAGGCAGGCGCATAAACAAAGTAAAAGAGCTCTCATCGTAGACTTGGGCAAAAGGAGTCAGGCTAGAGAGCTTTAACAAGGGGAGGAGGGTTGCAATGGGAATGAAAAATCGATTAAGAGTCGTCATGGAAGCACGCTGTACCTAGTCCACAAAAGGGTATTAAAAAATGCCTCGAAAATCTGCGTTTTCGAGGCATTTCTCGTGGGTTCCGTATTAGTCCACAAAACACAGTATGTTTGCCAGTATTCTTGAAAGAAAACATTTACTGGCTGTAGACGCCGCCCTGCTTACGGCACGGTCGTGTACTGTACGCGGAAGGAGCCGTCCGTAAACCGCATCACTTCCGTTTGCGTCGTCCAATGCTTATCGCGCACCAAGGTCGCCTGGAAGCGCCCTTCTACGACCTTAGCCACGGTATCGAGGCGCGTAATTTCTAGGGCGGGCAAACTAGCCGCATCAGCGGTGGCATAACTGTTAGTGGCGACGTCGCCCCCGATTAGGGTGACCCAAGTGGCTGGTCGGGCTTGTACGGGGGCGAGTTGGGGCGAAGCCGGTAGCGAGAAGCCCAGGGAGAGATACTCTGCTATGACGGGTTCCCCCAACTGCCCGAAGATATAAAACTGCTGGGTACTCTTACTGAACGTACCTGTACCCTTTGCGGTCCAAGGTGTAAGGTCTTTCGTGGCTTGCACGAAAAAAGGTGGTTGCGGCGTAGCATCCTCTTTAGAACAGGCAGTGGCACCCGCCAGTAGGAATAGGCTTGCGGAGATGGAGAAGAGCGGTTTCATGGATGCAGGATGAAGTTGCTTTCTCTAAGAGGTCGTCGCCTACCTGAATGGTTGCATGCTGAACTACCAGCTTAAGTCAAATAGCCCTCCAAAAAACGTCCGTATTTTGGAGGCATAATGCACCCGCTAGAACGGCCTAAAAATTCATTTTTTTGGACCGTTTTTTTGATACCTTTTATTGGAGGGTCTCAATAGCATACATTGCATAGATTTTTTTGAATAATGCAGTAGAAGGGTCATTCATCTCACCGCCTAGTAGTCCTAGGCATTTTCATCAAGAAGCATGGACAGGATAACAAGACACCTACTCGATTCATTTGTTGCGGAAGAATCGCTAACTGAAATTAGTGATTCAGTGGCATTTGAGCACTTTGGAAATTACACAGTAATATCTAGTGAGTATTCTGAGCAGTTCGATATAAATGATGTGCATGCAGGTGGTGGAAACGATACTGGATTAGACGGAGTTGCCATTATAGTCAATGGTACATTAGTTACACAGGTAGAGGAAATAGAAGATTTACTTTCTACTAATAAATACCTAGATGTAACATTCATATTTGTGCAATCTAAAACATCTAGCAATTTTGATGTAGCAGAATTTGCAACATTTACTTTTGGCGTAGTTGATTTTTTCTCTGAAAGCCCAAGATTGGTTCGAAATGATGAGATACAGAATTTCGCTAAACTTCAAGATTATATTTATTCCAAAAGTGTAAATATGACAAGAGGTAAGCCAGAATGTAAACTATTCTACGTTACAACTGGCAAATGGGTCAACGACGCTAATTTCTTAGCTAGAATTAAAGCAGCTAAAGTAGATCTTGACCAGCTTAATCTATTTAGAGAGGTTGAAATTACTCCAATTGATGCAGATAAATTGCATCAAATGTATAACAGTACAAAAAACAAAGTTCAAACAGAAATTCAATTTCAAAATAAAATCACGCTATCTGACATAAGTGGTGTTGAACAGGCTTATTTAGGTGTTTTGCCTATAGAAGAGTATTTAAAATTAATAACCGATGGTTCAGGATCTATAAGAAAGTCTATATTCTACGACAATGTTCGTGATTACCAAGGCGATAACGATGTTAATCAAGAAATTGCTCAAACATTAATTGGAACTAACAGTGATAGATTTTCTATTTTAAACAATGGGGTAACAGTCGTTGCCAAAAGTGTGCAACTAGTAGGAAACAAGTTCCTTATAGAAGATTACCAGATAGTGAATGGTTGTCAAACAAGCCATGTTTTGTTTCTAAATCAAGTGTCTGGAAGTGGGCCTATTTTTATTCCAGTAAAAATTATAGTGTCTAATAATGAGGAGGTAGTTAATTCTGTTATAAAAGCGAACAATAGGCAAACGGCTGTTGGGATAGAAGACTTGGAATCGTTATCAGGATTTCAAAAAAAATTAGAATCCTATTACCAAGCTACCCCTGCTCCAAATAAGCTCTATTACGAAAGGCGTTCTAGACAGTACAATGATATTGCAGGAATTGAAAAAGTACGAATAGTCACTTTGCCTTACCAGCTACGTTATTTCTCTTCTATGTTTCTTGATGAACCTCATAGAGCAGGCAGGTATTATGGCACACTATTACAACTCATCGGAAAAAAAGTCTTTGTAACCGGACAAGACCCTATTGTCTACTACACTAGTGCATTTACCAATTATAAATTAGACACACTCTTTCGCAATGGCTCAATCGATAGCAAGTACCGAATGTACAGGTATCATCTACTAATGATACTTAGATATAACTTAGGTGGAAAGGACATGCCTGCAATGACCGCCAATAAGATCAAAGGATATTGCGAAAAAATATTAAATATTCTATACGATTCATCAAAAGCCATAGGTGCGTTTCAAGCAGCTGCTGCGGTAATTGATTCGGTTACAACTGGAGGAGAGACAAGGGATATTGTTAAAACTCAAATTTTCACAGATCAAATACTTTTTACTTTAAAGAAGTAG